GGTGCTGATCGTCGTCGTCCCGGTGCCGTAGATCCATTGGTACGGTCCCGCCATGACCGGCCCCTGTATGGTTGCGGTCTTGCCGGCGGCCACCGTGAATTTGCACCCGGGCGCCGGCATGAGGGCGATGTTGCTCGTAATGGTTATGTCATCGTCAATGTCCCAGGTCCCCGGTCGCAGCACCAGCCCCACCTTGTTGGTTGCGCCGATGGCCGTCAGCGCACCGGCAATCGCCGCCCGATCACGGTTCACCCCGCCGCCGTAGCTCATCAGCACATCGACCACAGCCCCGACGCTTTGCAGGGTCATCGTTCCGCCCGTGGATGTGTCCCGTTCAAAGGTCAAGCCGTCCTCGGTCCCGTCCCAGTGGTTAACGTCCTGCTCGCCGATCTTCCCCTTGGTGATTGTCGTCGTCATGTCTTCCTCCTGAACACGTCTATGATTTTATCGCTCGGCACCGCGGGATCAACGACAGCCCACAGCTTCAACAGGCCCGCCAGGATGGCCAACGAATACGAATAATTGGAAAACAGCCAACGCCACCATTCATCAGTTAATAATAAGGGCATCTGCAACGCTCCTTTTATGATAACTCGGCTTCCCCCCGAGGCATACTCCCCAATACATCGGATAACGAACATACCAGGGCTTTCCCCGTACCGCCATGGCCTCCATAAATACGGCGTTGGCCAGGCCGAATGACGCTGATGGCACTGAATCGCTGCGATACAGATAATCGTGAATCACCGCCTCGTAATGCGCCCTGTTGCCCCATGCCTCATAAATCACCGGCAATTTGGGCACGGAGGCCAGGTCTGTCTGGAATCCAACCGGAACATTTATGCGGCCCCCCAGAAGATCGCTATCGTAAACGAGCGGCTCCCGGATCTCCCATATATTGTCGGTGATGTCCCTTAACACTAAATATGTAATAAATTTAGCCATTCTTAATCATTTCATAAATTTCCTCAGGGCGCTCTTTTCTGCCGTCGTCCATCCCTGGGGGGTCGCCGCCTAACTGCTTCCAGTATAGAGACTTCCGAATCCCGTCCGCGGCATCGCCCCACCGCCCGGAATTGATCGCCATGTTGGTGTTGACAAATTTACGCACCCGGGTAATCCCCAGGTTGAACATGAAATTCACCAGAGCGTCCTTGCGGGCGTTGGTAAACCCGTCGAATCCAGGCCATAGCCGTCGGCAATCGCGGATAGCGCCCTGGAAGTCCGCCTCAAACAGCTCCCCCACCATGTCAGGGGTAAGACCGCCGGCGCGACGCAAATGCTCTGCCATATGTTCAGGCAAAGGAGCTGCATCGAGATTATGTCCAACGCCGATGGTGAGATGTCCCGTCGGACATTTGTACGGTCGATATTTGATTCCTTCATGTCGCGTCAGCCTCTCTTTTGCCGCATCGGCAAATATGTCGCCCATCATTTCAGCACGCCTCTGTTCATGATCTCATGGGCCAGTATGGTCATTTTCCAGATCATTCCGGCCATGCCCAGGGCAGTAGCCAGCACCACCCCCCGTACGATGTATTTCCAAAAGTCCTGTCTGTCTTCCTCATGCTTCGCCCTGACGCCGTTCGCCGCCTCTTTCGCCGCCCACTTTGTTTCGAGATCTGCGAAGCGTGATCCGCAATATGCCTGCCGTTGCTTTGCGTCCGCCTCTACGTCCCCGATTTTGTCGTAGATGCGCTGGAATCCGTCATCCAGCTTGCCATGCAAATCCTGAAGGACCTCAATGAATTTATCTACAGATATTTCCGATCCCATGCGCAGCTATCTCCTTTCCTCGTCATCATTATCGCCCATCTCCAGGACGTCGTAATAGAACCGCACCGCACCATGCATGATCTTCATTTCCTCGTCGGTCAGGGACCGCGCAAACGCCTCCTGCATTCCCCTGCTCATTCCGGATACGGGATGCATGGATTTCAGCGATCGCTTGATGCCCTGTTCTATTTGTGCATCATCCTTGCCCTCCCGGATCTTCCTCTCCACGTACTCCATGAAATATTTCCTAAATGCCTCGCGGTCATCGTACCTCATCGCCAATCTCATGTTGTAGAGGGCGTCGCCATCCGGCGTTATCCAAAACCCATCCACCTCCTTCCCCATCTTTTTGAGGAAGTCCCGTTTCAGATCGAACGCCTTCCGATAGTCCGCCTCGTTGGGATTCACCTTATACATGAACAGGCTATTGAGGGATTCCCCGTAGCCGCGGGAAGGTTTCCCGGCCAGGGCGATATACTCGTTTTCCAAACCGAAGGAGCGGGCAATATGCAGATACCTGTCTCGGATGGCGCCGGGCCTGAAAATGTCCGGGAAGGTGGACCGGCGAGTTATAAGTTCAAACCCCAATTTGGAAAAGGGCACCGCCCCCTGCACCGCTTTGTTCGGTGCGGCTTGCAACGATTTTACGGCCTGCGCCGAGGCCACATCTTTGATGCTTTTCCCGCTCAGTAAATCGTTGAGGCTCTTGGGTATGTAGTCCAGGCCAAACCAGGAGAGAAAATCATCCAGGGTGCCCATTCTGCTGAAATATTCAATGTTACCGTCGGCATCCTTGCCCAGGATGATATGCGCCCGCATTCTCACGTCCCAGGGAAGTTTTTCTTCTTCGTCAGGCCAGAACAGGTTATTATAGACGGCCAGGATGGCGGCAAAGGCAGCGGCTTTAATCAGGAATCCACCCACCTTGCGGGCTGCGTACAGCGACGTTATGCCCGCTTTCTTCCCGATTGCCGTAGCCAGTTCCCCGTTATCGGCGGCGTTCCTGAACAACTGGACGTACCGCTTCATGTTGACTTCTTGCCAGGACCAGAAGGGGATAGCGCGTTCCCTGATCCATTGACCGAAAACAGACACCCGGTCGTATGCCCCCAGGAGGTCATTTGACAGCCAAAACGCTTTGTCGTCGATGTTGTCCAGGGCGTCAATCGTTTCCGGCTTCGAGGCCCCGTAATTATCCGGGCGCTTCCCGCCGTTTTTCTTCAACTGCTCCTTATAAGAAAGGAAGCTTGCATATCTCAATATGGATTCCCGGAAATCGGTGGACAGCCGGGCCACCTTCCAGTATTTTTGCCATGCATTTTTCAAAAATCCCGCTTCCTTGTCGTGAAGCTTGGTAAACATCCAGGCCTGTTTTAGGGCGTCCATCTCTTGTGCCTGGAGCGTTGAGGACATCCCGCCACGGGTGAACCATGCCAGCATATCGGCGCTCATGGGCTGCTTGCCGACGAAGACGGCGTATAGCTCCCGGATTGCCTGGGGAACATACCCAAACCCTGCCGGATTCCCCAAAAAGGTGGCTTCGGCATCGCCAGTAAGGTTACGAATGTTGTATTTAATCATCCGGCGCGGAGATATGAGTTGCCACTTCTTCCAGGCAACCATGACTTTAAGATCGACTGATGATATGATTCCCTTCGCCCGCTCCCTCGTAAGGTTGTTTAGGGTTTCCGCTACTTCGTCACGCACTATCCATTGCGTTCTCTTCCCGCCAACGGCCATAGCCTTCTTGAAGAGATCCCCGCTTCCGGGTGCGAGCTTGTCGAGTTCGCCCGCCATGATCGCCGCCGCCGTCTTTTCGTCCACCGTCAAAACTGGGTAGAAAACATTCCCTTCTCGCGGCTGCCACGCTGTATAGCCTGGAGGTATCGCCCGCTTGTCAATACCGTGCTGCCATTCCAGATACTTCGCTCCCAGCGTTTGCCGCATCAGGTTTTCCCGTTCCCGGATTGCCTTGAAGATGGTCGCGATCGGTTTCTGCCATGGCCCCTCTTGGTCCATAAGTTCGGACAGCTTCGAGAATATCCCGCCGGGAAGATCGCCGCCATAATCGATGTCTGTATCGTCAATTACTCCCAGCTTGCGCAACTTAGCGAAAGACATGGCGATCTTCTGCTTGAATGGCCTCGTCGGGTCCAGCTCGTTAAGCCGTTCGATGATTCCCTTGGCAATCTGCTTCTCACTGGAATCCATGGAGCCGCTTTCCCTGAGTTCGGCAAGCTGCCCCTCCAACTTTCGGATCTCCGATAGATTCTTCGGACCGCCCACCAGGTTCTCGAAGTTCTTTTCTTTTGCCTTCGCCTTTACCTGGGCGGAAATGTCCTCTTCGCTCTTGATACCCGTCAGGGCTTCGGCCATCTCGATATCATAGAGCATTTGTGCCATGATGTTGTGCTCGGCTTCCAGGTAGTCGGTATTGTAAAGACCGGCATACCCGGTGCGCTCTTTCGTGTATCCCCGGCTTACCGGAGGAGCCAGGCGCTTGCTGCCTGTCCCGAAAATCCCGTTGCTCTCGACGTAATCAAGGACCTGATGTCGGTAGTAGTTTTCCTTGAACATATCCTCGACATTCGCCTTGTAAGGTTTCAGGGCGTCTATGTACTCGCCCTTGACGACCTCCCACATGGCTTTGCGCTTTGCCAGGGCCGCGGCAATCTTCGGGTTTTCATCAACCAGGGCGTCAAGCCTTTCCTTTTCGGCGGCCAGTGATTCAGCGGTAAACTTGAACGGCAATTCCTTTTCGTTATCGTACTTCCCCCGCTCCACGTCGGCGAGGAGGTCGTCGAGAATAACCTTGCGGGCAAAGATGTCGTATTCCGACTTGTCCAGGCCGGAGAGGACTTTCCCGATCTCCCGGGCGGTCCGGTCCGCAACCACATCCCTTTGCTTTTCCAGGCGCTTCAGGATGAAAATGAGGGGGGCGTTCTGCCTGCTGTTGGCAAGGTGCTCATAATCGCGGGCGATCTTGTGCCCTATCTCGGTGGCGACGGCCTTGATCTTCTCGATGACGGTTTCCTTCTTGATCCCCTTGGCGGACTGGAATAGCGCCTCCGTTTCCGGGGACTCAAACTTGTGGCCGGGCTGCGGCAATACCGTTTTCTTTTTGAAAGAGATAGAACCGCGCTCACTGGTCAAACCGCCGCCATGGCGAGGGGGAGGCATAGGTTTATTTTTGTCCTTGACAAGATCGTACTCGAAGAGTATCTTATTCTTAACGCCGGACATGGAGCCTCTCACTGTGGGC